AATAATAAATAAATCGGCATCAACGATAGCAGCACTCATTTCGGTTGCTCCATCTATCTCTAATGCTCCTATATCAACTTTACCCGCTGTTGAAATTGTAAATGGTAAGCTTTCAGGCTTATGATGAAAGAACAGTTGGCTCGAGGTTAAAACCTTTAACTGGAAAAGAATTAGAGTTCACATACAAATCAATTGAAAAAGAAATAACTAGTTATAAAGGAGAAGAAGATGACACTACTTAAAACAACAACAACATCTGATTCAAACTTTTTGGGCTATTTTGAAGCCGGAATCGTTGATGTAACAGACCGTTCAGACGAATTTGAATGGGCTGATGCATTTCTGGATGTCACATTTAACCTAAAAGGAAGTCAATTTCCACAAATTCATAGTATAAAAGGAAGTTTCGATAAAGCATCGGATGGAACTTTAGAGATAAATAGGGTCGTAAGACATCTTAATTATTTCTTTGATGCCATTGGTTTTAACGGAGGTCTAAATACTATGGGAACTTGGGAAAATAGGGATGGTACACTAATTGCGAACATTGAAAACCAATTAAATGACCATATTAATGAAATGAATGGGTCAAGTAATCCGTTGATTGACCCACCATTCAACCATTACATCTATCTTTACAAAGAACCTCCAAAAGAGGTTAATGGTAAGAGCTATAAAAGGGTCTTAGCAAAGATAACAAGTAATGATAATAAGGGACATAAAGAACTTGAAAGTTATGTTGAATTCATGAAATCGAAAGGTTATTTGAAAGAAGCAGACAACAGTTCAATCCCTTCCACTTCCAAAACAACGGGACCGATAGATAAGTTTTAATGAAATATCTTGAGGTTGCAATTGAGAGCCCCCAGAAACGGGGGCTCTTGCTTTCAATAACGGATTATGAAAGCCATTTACAAGAATTTTATAAAAAAGGTAAACCAATAGCAATTTATAGGTCACATTATTTATATGGAGAAGATGCTCTTGATTGGGTAAGTGGTAAAAACAGTATCAAATCATTCATGGGAGAAAGGTATATAGACAACATACTCATAGATATCGATAAGAAAGACAGTAGTGACGAACATGTACTAGAAAAAGCAAAAATGGTTGATAGAGAATTAATGGAATACGGTTTAAAGGAAGGAAATTATGAAGTCTTCTTTTCAGGTACCGGATATCATATTTTATTATCGGCAGACAATTTTGGCTTTACTCCATCATCAAATTTACCATATATAGTTAAACAGACTCTAACTCAAATGATAACAAGTATTAAGATAGACCCTTCTGTTTATACTAGAACAGCTATTTACAGGGAAGAGGGTACTATAAATAAAAAATCTGGTCTTCATAAAGTGAAATTACCTTCTAAAGAATTTCAAACACTCAGTTATCAAGATGTATTCAAACTTTCAAAAGAAAATAAAACACCAGACAGAACATCAACAATGTGGGGAGATGAATCTTTACAACCTTACATTAAGGAAATGGTTGAATCCGTAAGAGCTTTTAAAGCAGTAACGGAACCGTATAAGGTAGTACCATGTGTTCAACAGATGTGGGGTGAGGGACCAAGAGAAGGAAGTAGAAATAATATAATTTTAAGAATTGCATCTCATTTTAGGAGAAGTGGAATACCATCTGAAGCTACCAAAGCAAGTTTGATTCATTGGAATAAAAATGTTTTAGATGAAAAAATTGTATTGGAAAAAGTTGAAAGTGTCTATAACGCTGGATACCAATATAGTTGTCAAGACCCATACATGAAAGAAAGATGCAAGACTCATTGTATATTTTACAAAAGAAAGGACTATCAAATCGATATAAAAGACTTTAACGCTTTACAGAAAAACTTAGAGAATAGGCTTAGTATGGATTATTCAGGAAGGACTATCGATTTAAGTCAAATATTTGGTATGCCTAATCTTGATTGTGAAGTCTATCCCGGTGAAATGGTTACCATATTTGGTCCCACAGGAAGCGGTAAGACAACATTAGCACAGAATATTATTTGTGGTTATAATGCATCTCAAAACACTATTGACCCAGATTTACAATTAAATACACTATATCTCAGTTTAGAACTCAGTGACTGGTATATGCATAAAAGGCATATTCAGATAGTTGCTGATGTTGATAAAATAGAGGTGGAAAACAATGTTGTTAAACTTGGTAATCAGTATAAAAGTCTTTTAAGACACATTATTATACAGACGATTCCACCAACAATTGACCAGATTCAACAGAAAATCAGAGATTTACAGCCACAAGTTGTGGTGGTGGACTATATAGACCTTATAGATGCAGGACCTCGTTTTAGAGGTGAATATGAAAGCATAAGGCATATCAGCCACAGCCTATCAAACATGGCAGTTCAGAACGATATGATAATCATACAACTCAGTCAAGTTAGCAGAGACTATAGTAGAAATGATATTCTTGACCTATATGCAGGAAAAGGTTCGGGTGCAATAGAAAATGCATCTAGAAAAGTTCTTGGATTAAAAGGTCAACCAAAAGATAGCATAAAGTACTTGTCTCTGTTTAAAAACAGTGACGGAGAACTCTTTGATGACATACCATTAAAGTGGTTGCCATCATTTAGATTAAGGAGAGTATATGAATAACCAGAAACATACAGCTAAAGGACTTATTGGAGAACACATTGAAATCAGTCTCGAAATGGAGATTGCAAACGATGAAGAACTCACAGTCCTTTTAGAGGAGAGAAACAAGGTTGAGAAACAGATAAAGATAAAAGCTGATAATATAGACAGGTTCGTAGTTGAACTCAATCGAAGAGATTCGTTGATTGATGCAGAAATCGAACATTTAAAAGATGAGATACAAAGATTAAGAAACAGGAAAAATGCCCTTCATCAAACAAAACACTATATGAATAGTTTTTTAATACCATTTATTGTTCAGGAATTGGGTGATGAAAATGGTGTATATGAAACCGATATTGCAAGATATAAACTGTACGAAACATTTGGAGAACTGGTTGTTTTAGACCCAGAAAAGGTTCCAAGTGTTTTTATAAAAACTGAAATAATACAGAAAGTAGATAAAGTAAAAGCTAGAAAAGCTTGTATGTCATTATACAAGAACAACAAAGAAATGCCTGATGGACTTGAAATTAAAAGAGTCAAAAGGGTTAGGAGAAGCTAATGATAGGAAAATTATTAGACATATCTGTTCTGGAAAACGGAATAGCACTAACCTTCTTTAGAATAATTCGTTGCGGTATATTATTCATTGATAATGGTGATGGTAACATCGTACATTTTTACATCAGGTTTTTAAAGTTAACTGCCGCATTACAACTAGGAGTCAAGAATGCCAAGACTTACTTACTTCTTTAACAAGAGTAAAAATAGACTAAATTATTTTAACAGTAGACTGGATAAATTGGAGCGAAAAATAAATATGCTTTGTTCCTGTGTCTCTGGAAAAAGTAAACCAAAGAAATTACAAATGTACCAATACAATAAGCGTGGAGTTGACGGTAGATTTGTTTGCAAACCAAAGTGAGTCCAATGCCAATCGGTGGAGATTTATCTGGAATTGAATGCCCTGAGTGTGGCTCAGAGCTTGTTTTCTCAGAATATCCAGTACCGAAAAGCTATGAAGATTCTGATTTAGGATTGCAATGCGAATCGTCAGATACATGCAAATACGAAGAAGAACCAGACACATATAACCAAAGATTTGAACCCAAATGGGATTCAGATTATAAGGAGGAGAAATCCAATGTCAAGAACAATAATAAAAACTAGTAATAGATTAGGTAATCCAAACTGGTATAAGGGAATGCCCTCAGCAAACCCTTATGGTAGACCTAAAAAAGTTCGTAAATCAACAATCTCTAAAATTAAATTGAAAACCCTTAAAAGTATTTCAAGTACTTTACCCTATGGAACAAGAACCTATAAAATGGAAAAAACAAAACCTAAGAGAAAAAGCAATAATCCTTATGGACGAGGTGGGAAACCAGTTGATTTTCTTTACCATGTAGGTAAAGGGGCTCAGAAATTTCTCAGCTCACCTTTTTCTAAATAAGTAAATTGATGGGTGCTCGATGCGACGCCTCCCCAATGTTCATACGAGATATAACATTGAAGGATAGGGCAATAATCATCATTTGGCTCGGCGTTTGATGAGCCCATCATGACTTTAATCCCTAAAAAACCGGAGTTTAAGATGAATAGGACAAGTAAGTTCGATATTGACCTCCAGTATGGTAGAATAGGTGAGATGTATGTTGCTAATTTATTTGGCAGATATGCTGAGGTCAAAACAGAAAGAGATAAGTGGAGAACCACAGGAAATTTATATATTGAATACGAATCAAGAGATAAACCTTCAGGTCTTATGGTAACCAAAGCAGATGTATGGATACATTTACTTGCTGATGGAGAAGACATAGTCGGAGGGTTTATCATTCCTGTTTCATATTTAAAAAACAGAATAAAAGAATTGGTAAAGGATGGTAAATGCATAGTCAAATCTGGAGGTGATGATTATACATCTCAAGGTTGGCTATTACCTATAAAATACATATGGGAAAACTGAAAAAGGAAGAATTTGAAGAGATTCTAAAACCAGTACACAATACTTTTTGGAAGCAAGCCTATAGAAGGCTTATGACCAAGATTAGCAGATTAAAATCAAGCTTAAAGCGAAGAAGTTTGGAAAACGACATCAAGTTCGATGTAACTACAGATGAACTGAAACAGTTGTTCTATAAAAGCTATGGTCAGCCATGTAGATATTGTACAATAAGATTAACCTACCGCAACATAGCTTGTGACCATATTATACCTATAAGCAAAAAAGGTCCAAGTATAATAAATAATTTACAATTAATATGCAAACACTGTAACACTAGAAAAGGTCCTTTAAATGAAAAGGATTTTAACTTATTAATAAATCTAGTGTTAGACCTCCCTATTGAAATGAGCAAGTATGTAATGAAAAAGCTTGCTAAGGGAGGAAAATATTGAGCCCACATGATTAATTATGTTTTCAAAATTGTTTGAAATTATGATAAACAGTGAGAACCAATGGTTGGCTATTGCTTAACACTTGTGGGCTCAAAAACTTAAGGAGATTTAATAATGGAAAATTGGGATGATAATTTAAGAGAAGGAATATTAGCAGATGTTTTTAAAGGAATAAGTACTAAACCAACAGATTCTCAATATAGAGCTACTCATTCATATCATAATTATACTGGAAAAAAGCTTTTCTATTGTGAAACTTGTAAAAAGGTTTGGGAAAATATAGGACAACAAAATTTAATATACACTGATTTCCCTTCATATGGTTTAAAGAGAAAAAGGTGTAAATACTGTACGGAGGAAAAAATGCATTGGACATGTAGTTTTTGTGAAAAACAAGTGGATGAAAAATTCTTTGATTTGGATGAGCGTATATGTGATGATTGTAATGAAGATAAAGCTCCTATATTTGGAGAAGAAGAAAATGATGAATACGCTAAAGCTTGGTTACTAGAAGAAGCAGACGCTATTATTCCAGAAAATAAAAAGGAGGAATAAAATGCCAACTATATATAGCTATAAAGTAGGTGAATGGAGAGAAAATAAGGATAAAGAAATTGCTCATATAAGAACTATGATTAATGAGATACAACTATCTTTAGAGAATTTAGAAAAAAGATTAAAAGAATTGACTTATCAAAGGAGTAAATAATGAGATACTATTGGGAAGCATTATTTAGTGTAGAATATTTCCCATATTGGGAATTTTCAATGCTAATGATGTTGGCTTTACAACTTAGTATGTTGTGGAGACTAGCAAGAATCGAAAACAAACTAGACATATTAAATGAATTATCACATCATATAATAGATGAAGTAGAAGAATGAAAAAGGATGACAAAGACTTTTTTGATAAATATTCAGATTCTACAGTTTTAGTACGATTTACTGCTAAAGAACTATACTATTTTAGTATTGGAGTTTTTTCTGGTGATATGAAAGAGTTCTTTAAAGTAACATGGGAAGAGTTAAAGAAAAAACGGGATACGGAATAACCTTTAATGCTCCATGCCTAAGGAGATGGGGGGACTAAATATGTCATCTTTTGATATCAGTCCCCCCAAGTTATAGATATACTTATAATTTTCCTAATTTTTTATGTCTTCTATACTTATAACCTTATTCCCATAATTGGGAAGTTTTTTACTCAGTTGCGTACATTAATGGCTCTATTTCCTGCAAAATGTGCGAATTATGCTACATTTACTATGAAAAACAATGATTGAGCATGAAAAATAGTAACAAATTATCGGAACGAAAATTATCGGAATCACTTTAAGATTTTCTCTAAATTTTCTGAAAAATGAAAACTGACTTTCACGGTTTTTTTTTCAAGGTCTAGGATACGGCTTTTGAGGCTTTGGTTGAACTTTTTTTTATATGCAGTTAAATAGCTCAATTTCTATTAAGATAGTTGTATCCTGCAATTCCAACTCCCGTACCAATAGCGGCTCTATTTTTTGCAAATTCTCCTACATATGTATTCCAATCAGCCTCTTCATTAGTAGTCCTAACCCCTTTCACTAAATCATCATGCTTATCAAGTAATTTTTTCATCCTTACCTTATCATCTTTGGGTATGCGATGATACTTTTTAAGCTTATCATACAATTCTCTGTCATAAGGCTTTACTATTCCAGATGTTCCAGCCATCTTTGCTTCCTCGACTCGTTTATTTATACCTGCTATCACCCTACCTTCGTTCACACTATCATCAATCATCTTTCTTATTATCTTTTTAGCCTCTGGTATCTCTATCATTTTTGTACTTGAGATATTCAACATCTCTTTCCCACCAAGTTTAATCGAAAAAACATCAGGTCTATCAGTAGCACTAAACTGAATCTTGCTTGGATATCTTGTATCCCATACAGAAGTTCCATTATACCCTCCCCAATCATAATTAGATTTTATTCTTGGGCTAATATTAAAGTGTATTCTTGTTCTACTTCCTATCTCAGTTATCTGTGGTTTTAATCCATTCTCCTTTAAAATTGATTTAACCATACTAGGCTCAAGTACTTTACCGTTCTTTATTGCCATTTTATTAACTGCATTTATGTCCTGCATTACACTCCAAACTTGTGGTTCAAACTGTATCCCACGGAGGACTTGTTGAATAGGCATCTCATGATATAAAGCAAAGCTGTCAAAATTGATTGGCTTACCACCAAAACTCTTATGTACTGCCTGCATATATTTAAAAGTGTCAGGTCCATGTAAAGCTGAAGCCTCATCTGCTCCTACAAATTTAATAAATTTTTCCTGACCTTTTCTCATACCAATCCGGTTAATATATCTAGCTATCTCTTTTTGTGATGGGTCGCCATGATACATTACATTATTTCTATAATCATTAGTCAACTTAAAATGTGACTTCAGTTCACTTCTACTTATTATACTCTTTGCCTCTTCAAACTTTAAATTACCATTCTTAAAGTCTGCTAAAGTATTTAGTCTGTCTCTCTCATTTTGAGCTATCAATCTTCTTGTACGCCTACTCATCCCAGTCTGTTTAAATGCAAATGACTCCCAAGGAGATAAAGTTTGGTAAGCTAAAGATGCAGAACCAGAACCAACTTCCTTTGCAAATCTTACACCTTTACCTAATTGACCAACACCTTTACCATAGAATCCTTTAAGAAAATTGTTTAATCCACTAGCAAAAAGTCTTCTAAACTTACCAGCTCTGAAAAAAATAGCAGGAGCTATAGCAAGCAAAGGTAGGATAGTATTTACATCAGGAGCCTTTCCTATTGCATAGTCCAGAATACTTTTGTCAGTATCATTCGCCATTATGTACCCAACCAGTTTTCAGTTCCCAAAACGGGAGGTGAATAGAATTTGGATTCTTCTTCTTCCTCTGCTTTCTTCCGCTTTTCCATGATTCTCTTAGCTGAAATAAGTGGGAGACCAGTTATCTTATCTATAGCATAGTAAGGATTGTCTACTAAACCACCCGGACCTATAATATCTCGTGCTATCCTTCCGAAAGGAAACATTGTCCAAGAATAATAGTTGCCAAGCTTTTCCCAATCATCATTGATGAGTCCATTAAGTATTGGTCCGGTAAGCCTAAACGATGGTGGAGTTATAAGCTGGAGAGGTGCTAGCTTGGATGGATAAGCACCAAAGAAAGCTCTGTCTCTCTCTTTTTCTTCACCCATCAACCAGTTAGCCACATCTTGAAACCAACTGTAAGGCTGTGGCATTCCAGCATCGAACAAGGAATACATAAACATGCCACCCAGAGCCAATGCAAATGAATCAGCCAATACCAGTCTCTTCATCCTTTGAAATTCAGGAGTGCCCTCGGTTATACCACGAATACTAGCTTCACGAATGACTTCATTTCTAAACCTAACACTATTCCAAGCCCACAGTTGGAACCTAGCAAAGACTTTACCGAATGCAGTAGCCGCAAATAGTGGTCTGAATGGAGCCGAGTAAAGAAACTGAGTGAGGCGTACACCTTTCTTGCCCATCTCTATTAGAAAAGGATGGTCTCTTTGTGTTACTGCACCACCAAACTTTTCCTTTGCCTGTATATAATGAGAAAGGAATGCATCTCTACGAAGAATTCTTTCGGGTAAGGACATAAATTTACCAGCCGCAGTAACTAGTTGGTCAGTAAGCTTATGCTTTCTGAATAAAACTTTCAAATCCATATCGGAGAGGTCTGGGTCACGACTGATAGCTTTTCTAAAATCTTTGGTGAATTCCTGCCATCTCTTACCAGTAAATCTTGGGTCTAAGTTTGCTTCCCTTAAAATGAACTCTTCAATGATACCAAGTTCCCTCACCCATCTTTTGACATCATCCATAGTTTTAAAGTTTGTATCGATATTCTGTCTAAGAAACTCAATATTTCTAGCCTTTCTGAAGTTACCCCACCCAGCATTGATTACATTAAGTACCGAACCACCAAAAAGATTAGTAATACTTGTTTTAGGATGGGCTAGCAATGTAGTAAGAGCATACTTTGCTTCAGCATTCCCCCACCTTATAACATCATTAACATTTATTGAATCTATATCTTTCAGCTCTTTTGGTAACTCCTTACCAGTAAGCCCAAGTCTTTTTGCCACAGTATCTATTCTCTTAGCGACCCTGTTATCCGCAAGAGCACTAAACAATGTACCCTTGAGATTAAGTCCTGCATGTTCAGGCTTAGTATAGAAATGGTCTGGTATGACACTTGGATAACCCATACTCTGTTGTGCATAAAGCTTAAAGAAATTCATCCAGTTTAGCTTTAAGTCTTCAGGCATTTCAGGATGATTATGATAGAACTGTTCTATGTGATGTCTAGACATAATCTGACTAACCTGTCTATAGAAAGTCTTATAAATACTGTTGGCATACTCAGTATAAGCCTCGGGAGTAACCATCCACCCGTCAACATGATTAGCTCTGGTAAACTGATTACCTATTCTTTGATTCTGTTCAAACCATTTGATATGAGTACCAACATCTTTTTTCTGGTGTCTGGCTATGATTGCTTCGGTAACCACATCCCATGCATCATTCTGCATATCCATCTCAGTATAATCACCAGTCAAAGTCTTAGTCTGCATATATAATTTTACTATTCTCTCTTTCTTCACCTCTTCATCAAGGTCAGTCCTGTCCCATATCCTACGAATCTTTGCCTTTAAGTCTTTACTTGCCACATCCCTGTCGAACATCTTGGTTACATGAGGAACATAACCATACCCATCTTCATTACCCAACTGTCCCGTATCGTCTATCTTAATACGACTAATTCTGTCGGACATAAAACCTCTCTTGGCATATCTTATGGGAGCCGCATCATAAGAGTCAGCACCTTTTTCAGAACGTCTGGTCTGTTGAAATTGAAGGCTGAGAATAGCTTTCCTGTTACCATCAATCCCTATCTTATCCAAGGGTAATTGCTTCCCACTCTGATAGTGGTCTGTTAAGAACTTCATATATTTCTTCTCGTTTATCAACGGGATGTTGGTTTCATATCGTATACCATTCTCATCAAATGCTTGTATGTATTCTATTTCACCATTCTTCTTTCGCAACGCAAACTCATCAAGAAACCATTCTTTGTCACCAACAAGTCTCTGTCTGTTGGCTACATTTTCTTTGCTGACTATCTCTTGTATCTTATTGACGAGCTCACGACCAGTCATTATTTTTGGACCACCCTCGGCAGTGATAGTTATGTCACTATCCCTCGTCTCTGTCCAATTTATCTTTTTAGCTTTCTCACGATATCTTCTTTCATAAACCAAAGATTCCTGTTCACGACCTTCTCTTCTTAAATCTTTACCAGTAATTTTCCATTCCATCTCATCCATAGCAAACTCATACATGTCGGTACCATACTTGCTTGATAGATATGGTTTAAGCTTGTCATCAAACCCACGCTCGTATTTTTGTCTAGCCATAGTAGCCAATTCAGTACCTAAATGAGTATCATTTTGTATCTCGCTAATAGTATTGGTCATCTCTTTAGTCTTACCATTGATAACATTGCCAAACTTATCTTTATAAAGTTCCATCTTATCATGTAGGTTAATCTCATACTTCATAATATTTCTACCTATAGCACGAGGAAACATATAATAAAACCATTTTTTAATCTTCGGAAAATCTTCAGTAGCTTTGCCGAATGTCTTCTGAAACCAACTACCATCTCTAAAATCCTGTAGATAATTGTCAACGATTATCCAATCTCTAGAATTCATGGCATTGATATCCTTATTGACTATGTTACGAACTATAAGATGAATATTCTTACCTACTTTTGGTCCATAAAACTCCATGTTTTCTATGATTCTATTGTATACTCTAGTCATCTTAGGATTTAATTCACCAATTTTTAATCCCTCGAATGGTGCATAGTCATTCAGGTACTTCCCTGTCTTTTCATCTAAATCCCGTACTTCATATGGGAGACCAGTAAGTCTTTTACCATTTTCGTCAAACAAAGGACGCTGTTCACTTTCAGTATCAAGGTTCTCCTTAATACTATCAGCATTTGGTTCTTCCTTTACTCTAGGTCTCATACTGTTTAATTCCTCCTCCATCATATCCATCTGTCGAAGAATTACATGGTCTCCCACTTCTTTACTAGCAAATCCCACTCTATTGAAACTTGTCTTAGCAAATTCTGCTTCTTTCTGCTTGAGCCATTGCTTTGCCCACCAAGCATTGATACCCTCCTGCCTTTCTAATCTTTTAATACCCTTTCTCAGTTTAACTATGAATTCTTTATTTCCTCTATGCCAGCTTGATATTAACAAGGAATCATAAAGGTCAGACTGAAGACCAGTCATGTTTGTTTTGTCTTCTCGTATCATGTTATCTATCACACGCTGGTCCATCTCTGCTGAGATACCTTTGCTGTTCAGTTCATTTTCCGCTTCAAGAACGAAGGCTCTCTCTTCCGCAGTAGCCTCTGGGTCATCCAACTGGGTAGGCTTGCGTCTCGCTACAGCCATTTCCCTATACGAATGAGACCTTTTGTCGGCAAGCTCAGACAGTCTTTTTAGCCCACCCGGTTCGAAACCTTTGTCAAAGTATTCCTTGATGAGTTTTATACTAGCTACATCTTGAATATCATTTACAATAAAGTCCTGACCTTTTCGAATAAGGTCATCTATAATTTCTCTTCTCTGGGTACCATTTAAAGTTCTTATCGCTCTTTCATATTTCTTATTTATACCCTCACTATCAGCAATTATGATACCATTGTCAGCCGCATACTCAACCATCTTATCAACATAAAGTTTGTATAAACCTTTTCGTGACATTATATTTTCAAATACTTCACCATCCGTCCATGCCTCTTGTCTCTTATCGTAATCAAACAACTCAAATCTTATGACAGTTTCAAGTGGTCTCTGCATACCAACAGTAAAACCTTTACCAGCTCTACCAAGTGCCTCCCTCATTACCTGATACTCTGGAGAATTCTTTTCTGAATTATAATTATCATACCAATTCTGCACCAGCTTAGGGTCAACCCTTTGAACCATACTGTCTGTCCAATCAAGGTGTTTTGTGAGTTCGGCTATCTTAGTATACAAAACAAAATCTCTTCTTCCATCAGCATCCCTAGGTAGAGCATCGACTCTATTCATTCTATCCCTGAATTCATGCTGAGTATATGCTCTGCCCTTCAATCTATTCCTACCATAAGCCGCAGAATTAAGGCTCTGCATAATACCTATGACACCCTTCCGTTTCGTATCGCTTCTTATCTTTGCCATGTCATCTATAACCCACTTTCTTCCCTTGGTACTTCCACTCAACTTCATATCAAATAATGTATCAACTATATTGGTGAAGAATTTATCCATACTTACCAAGCCTGCCTCATCCATAGGGTCAGATGTAACTCCCACACTTGCCTTAGCCATGCCACGAAATCTAGCTAACGATTTTTCATCAGTCTTCGGAATTATTTCGAGTTCGTTTCTACCAAGCTTAATGGTAAAACCATCCACCTTTGGAAACGAATCAACAACACTTCTTAAATGATTGTATGCCTGCATTATTGTAGCCCTGTTTACCACAGCAGGACCAAGCAATGCCCTACCCTCGAAAGCTCCCTTACTAGCTTGTAACCTCGCAAGCGGAGAATATATTAAAGCAGGGTGTTTTAAGCGATTTATGTGGTCTTGGTCCATTATCCTGAACGCATCCGCATACGGTTTGCCCGTTAAGGGGTCTATATTGCCCTTAGCAGTCGGTATCTTTCCATCAGCATCATAGAACTCCCTTCTCTGATTATGATATGCTTCACGCCACGCCTGCTTCATTCCGTGAGCTTCATCACCAAAATAAAAGTAAGCCTTATCCGCATCAAGGTCGGCTCCACCTAAAGCTTCCATAGTCCTTGGGTGAAGTACGCTTCCCAATCCTGCTCGTCCAGTAAAACCTCCAAACTTCAGACTGTGAGCACCACTAAGGCTATCCATTGGAACCCTGACAGCAAGTGCGTGAAGAACCTGACTGTATTTTGCTCTGGTAGTCCTGTCTAATGCAGTAGGGCTATTCCAGTCGTTCCATATCTCTTCCAGACTCCTAACCTGACCATTCCATAAATGTATCTTGGTCTCTTTAAACCCATCATCAAGGAAAAAGTAATCATCACCATCCTTACGATTGAATCTAGTAAGGTCAGTCTTATTATTCTTGATTGTTCTCATAAATTTATCCCACCCAGTCATACGAGTAACAATACTGTTCTTTATTTTAGGCTTTGTAATCTGTGCCATAATGTAATTACGAATAGCAGTTTGCCTGTAAGCTGTACCTACATTATGTAAGAGTGGCATAATTGAATTGGGATTAATCTTTACCATTCTCTCAAATATAGTGGACCACTCGGTAGCATCAAGTTTCATAGAAAGAGCTTCATTCTTACTTATCTCACCCTCAGCCTCCAATTCTCTAACGAATTCATCATTCAGACTTAGAATCTTTTGATAAGCTTTGATGGCAAAGCTTTCATGCTGAGGACTCTTCATTAATGTTATAAGATTATCTATCCCTAAACTCTCAAGGTTGCTTACGATAGTATTCTCAAGTGCTATATCACCGGGAGACTCAAAAAGCTTGATAGCATTGTCATTCATAACATCCTCACCAATAAAGGAACGAGCACTCACACTATCGAAAATATCATCTATCACTTTTTGTTCTATTGGTTTGAAACCAAAAGGGGTAAGATTGCTTTGTAACTGCTTGATAAACCTCTTTGGCTGAAGGAATTTTTTATTTGTAATCTCACTAGTGACTGCCTTAAAGTCTTGAATAGGTATATGGTATATTTCCTCCAAACCACTTTCAGGCTCAATTATAAGTTGTCCCTTCCTATCCATCCTCCATTCACTATAGTTTCTTAGCCCGGATTGTTTTGCTGAACTTTCAGAAACAAACATATCAATATTCTTTTGTCTCATTTGTTCAGCGAGTTCAGGGTGTGCCGCCTTCACCTGATATTTGCCTAGTATTGCACCAAGCGAATCATGAGGGCTTACTATGAAAGACTTCTGAACTCCACCCTCAGTGGGCAATCCCCAATCAAGATTCTGTGCTTCGACTAACTCAGGAAGAGCAATGATTTCTCCATCACTGTTATGAACATACTGATATGCCTTGCTTTTCTCATTAAGTTCACTCTGCTTAAACTTATGGTCTGCATCTCGTACAAAAACTGCACGATAACCCTCATCGTCAAGTTCCCGATTATGCTCAGACTCTAACCTTGACCTAATAAAAGTTTCATTACTAGGTGTACCATTCGTCAGCCATATTTGAGCTCTCTTATTATATTTCAGAGCAGTATCAACCCATTGTGAACCTTCTGCGAATCTTATGTTATTAAATCCAACATCAATACCATTCATTCCTGCATCATAAAGAAAATTGTTGAGATACATAGAGTCGAATGTTGGGTCACCTTTCTCCAGACCCATCCATTTATTGAAAAGTTCCCTTTCCTTTTTAATTATTTCCTGACTACCCGGATTCTTGTTCTCGAAATTTTCAGCTATATTGTTTACGCTACCTCGTACATTATCTACGAAACTTTCAGGTTTTTGTTGTTCTGCACTTACAAGTTCAGGATGTTTCTTTACAAAATATAATCTGCCAGCGTCACCTTTACCGCCTGCATAGTAATAGCCTTTCCTATCCATTTCCTTTACTACATGCGATAAAGCATTGTTGAATCTAGCATCGACTAAAGAGCTAATTCTTTTTTCTAATACATCACCAGCTAAGTCTGGTTCGGACTGCAACAAATCATCCTTAGCACTACGCTCCAGAGATGCTTTCCAATTATTGAGACTATACTCTTTTGAATATCTTCCCCCTGTCTCAGTATCGCTTAAAATATGGTCGAAAACAACATAAGCACTATCGCCTTTCTCAGGAGGTACACCATTGATACGCTCATAAGCATTGATGTATTCAGTATCATAAGACTTGGGCGGTTCTGTTATATGCTTTAGATTGCCTGCTTCATTGAATGGCTGGTCTAGGTCTAAAAGGTTTACACTTTTAACCTTATCTCCCTTGCCTATACTTATACTACCCATCCTTACAGGAACATTGTGTATCCTAGAATTGCCCCACTTCACCCAAAAATTCCATTCTTCACTACCTTCGGTGATACCTCGCTCATACTTATTATTAAGCCATTGTATCATACCATCCCTTCCACGAGCAGGATTATGTATTTGATTATCAAGAGCTTCACTCTCTCTGGCTTTGCCTACCTGTCTATTCCATTGCCTGTTTACACTTATCCATTGCAATTCAAAAGCATTCTGAGGGTCATCCGACTCTTTCCAGTAAGGTTCCAAGTATCGTTTTACATAGTATTTTGTTTTACTGAATAGAGCCTCGGTTGGAGGTGTCTCCATATCGGTATTGTCTCTCTCCATACTGATGGTCTCATTTTCAGATGGGTCTTTAACCTCTTCAGGTATCTTTACTTTTTCTACGACCTCATTCTCATATATATCCTGTCCACGCTCACGAGCCTCTTGAGATTTCTTGTCCAAATCCTGATATTTTTGAACAATCCTACCACTCATTCTTCCACCAAGTTTTATGTCTTCTTCTACATATTCTTTGACATATTCTCGACTTTCCTTACTGATATCCTGCCAGCCCTCGACTTCTTCAGGAACAAAGGTACCCTTACCACCATCATGCTCATCCATCTTCTTCAAGTGTCTGAGACCACGCCTCTGCATACCGGGCATTTCATTCTTGCCAAAGAATCCACCAAGAAGGTAATCGTATATCTGTTCTTCAGTAGTGGCACCACGAGCAGTTGCTGGTAGTCCAAGCATCAGGGAACCAGCTATAGTTCTTAAAAGTTTTTCATTAATTTGTGGTCGAGTAAGGTCTCTGAAAGGAGTACCGGGAAGAGCAGGCTTTGCACCCGGAAGAGTAATGAGATTTCCTATAGCCCTGAATCCGGCACCAGCTATAGCACCTCCAAACATACCGTCAGCTATGGCACCCAAACCTTGTTGCCAGCCACTGAGTCCACTGGCAATACCAAGTTCCATAGCTCCTTCAAGCATATCACCAGTCTTAGTAGTATTCAAAAACTGAGCTACACCTCTTGTAACACCTGCTCTTGAATCCATACCTTTCTTACTAAGACCTATAGCAGTTCTCTTAGCCGCCCTAGTAATAGCTTGACCAGCTAAAAGAGGAGCTGACTTGCCACGAAGAGTCCTACCCACTACACTAAGCTTACTAAGACCGAGTAACTTAAATAGAGGACCAGAGAGTTTACCAGCACCCGGGAAATATCCTACAAATCCTGCAAGATGACCAAGACTACGAGCTATCCGTTCCGTACTTGTCTTGGGATAATCAGTTGGGTCTCCATGGTCTATATCTATAGTCGTCATACCATGTAGCCAACCCTTGCCTATGTGTGCAAGAGAACTATATATACTATTGCCTGACGCTATATCTGGACTTCCGAGTTTGTAATGAGACGCATGCTTTCTTAGGAGTTCCGATGTTTCCCAATTAAACTGGTCTGGTTGCTGGCTATACTGCTCGAATAATTGCTTAGTAGTCTTCTCGTCCAGCGTAGGCTTAAAGAATGGATTTCCTTGAGCCATTTTATTTCCTTATTATGATGCTATTAAGTCATAAAGTTCAGGAAGCTGTTTAGCTAACTGTATGACATCGTAAGCCGCCCATGCCGTACCTGCTACTCCAAGTGCAGTTGAAATAGGCTCAGCCGCCTGTGGACCAAGATACCCAGCCGCACTTATTCCTAACTTAGTCAAAACTTTTGGAGCAAACTTTTTAAGAACTGTATTAATCGCTTTTCTTTTTGTTGGGTTCTTATAAGCTTTTACAAACATTGGTATACTAATAGCCCCACCCAGAGCACCAACACCTTCACCAATATCGCCACCAATAGCTTGACCAATCATACCTCCTGCACCCATACCTACCGCAATTGGAAGATAGCCTTTTCCTACTCTCATCCATAACGCAGGGTCTGCTCCCTTGGGAATCTTAGGTACTGGCTTTGCTTTTGAAGCAACATGAGCACCGGGTACAAAATTTGCACCACCTCTGAGTTGTTGAGATAATACCTTAGCTTGTTGAGCTGTTATCTTACCTTCATCCATTGCCCTAGCAATAGCTCCGGGTGAATTATATGCTCTTAAAAGCTTTTGTGTGTTTAATGGTAACCTTGCACCGGCATCAGCAATTTTTACAGCTTTTGCACCAGTAGCCGCTTTTACACCTTTCCTTATCAAACCAGCTCTTTTAGTAAAAATTCCAGCACCTACAAGACCAGCACCGATAGCACCTGCAAGTAGTTTATTTCCCTTACCCTGTGCCTTCCGTTTTTCAAAATATTCAGGTGTAAATCTCGCTTCTTCTATACCCGGAGTATAACCAAGTTGCATCAACTCCATCTTACTGCTATCATCCAAGATATCATAGTAATCCTTGAACTCTTGACCACCAGTCTCATTTAACTTAGGAATTACACTGTAAATATCAGAATAACCGACAGTACCCGTAGCCTCATCAATACTAGTCCTGCCCTTTTCATGCAGTCTCATCTTTATTGAATTGATTACAGCTTGATTACGCTTATCAACACTCTCCTGAATAAAAGCCTTTACATCATCTTTGTTTGCACCAGCCCCTAAAGCTCGTCTTATCTTCCTCTTACCATCACCACTAGACAATTGTTCATAGTGACTCTGAAGGTTCTTTGCACCGCCCGGAAGATTAATGTGTCCCTCAGCATTAAAAATATCATCCGCATCAGAAGTAAAACTTAAAAGACCCTGTGCTCTGAGGTCATCTCTTAAAGCATCTCTCCTCTTCCCGAACATCATCTGCTCGTATCCACCCAATGCCGCACTTAGATTTTGCCACATCGCTGTTTGACCCGACTGTTCTCCTATTTTTCCTCCAGCTCCTTGTCCATATACTGCCATGATTTACCTCTATTTATGTAGTTCCCGGATATTGACTTTTCATATACCATTCCATCCCGGTAGACGCAATATTACCCAATGTATTTTGTTGCTGTTCCTGTTGTTGCCGTTGCCAATTTGCACCGCTAACATCTACTTCGCTTTGCATTTTACCAGCTCCACCAAGTGCAGTAGCACCAGCTCCATATGTAGAACCTGCACCAGCAAGAGTACTAGCAGAATCTCTCAAAAAGTCTCTGCCCAAGCCAAAACTCTTCTGATAAGCTGTATTACCCATATCAGCCGCACCCATCATATTCTTATAAGCTTGATTTCCAAGTGCTTGAGTCATAAGTCCAGAACCTCCCATCCCCTGTTGTGCCGCCATTCTTTGCTGATTCATAGCACCTGTTTGAGTAGCATCAACAGCCCCAGATTTTAAACCTTGCCTTTGCATAACATTCTGGCTACCCCAGTAATCCATCATGCTTTTACCTTTACCAAGCTGTAGTGCGGCTAAGTCCTCTGATGCTCCCCCAACCCGATTCATACTGCCAACTTGGTCCTGCATACCTTGTATCATTGGGTTCATATTTGTCTGAAAATCAGGAGTTTGCTGATTCTGAGGAGCACTAGGACCAAACAATGATTGACCTATTCCATATCCAGCCATTGCACCAGCAGGATTGAACCCACTACCCACAAACCCTAAAGCACCACCAATCAAACCTCCTGCATTATCTTTTAACCAACCCATACTAAGACCTCTTTGTTAATGTAGATGCTGAACTTCTCACCCAGCCATCCTTAAATTTAAACTCAACATGATAATTACCTCCCTCTTTAACAAGCCTATACAACCCTTTTTCGGTTGTATCTGATTCTCTTCCACGCTCTACATCAGACTTCTGCGTTCTTTCTAGCTTTTCTAGTCTGTTTAAAATCATATTTAATTCTCTATTAGTCTGTACATCATCTACAGAACTACTTGTTTGTCTTGGCATTATGCCTTCTCCTGTTTGACTTTTAATGGTCTGTAATGATAACCAACACTATCGATTGTATCAGTTCCACTACCAGAAAGCTGGATTTCCAACCACTTAGCTTTTTTATAAGCGCTACTCACTCTCCCTGAAGCACTTAGACTAAGCCATGAACTATCATATTTCTCCGTTTTATACTTCGTTGTAGGAGTATTGTCTCCAACAGAGTATACTGCCATAAAATGCTTATCCTCAGTATCAAGATTGGCAGTTAATTTTTTAGTTTGATATTCCCAACTCTCATTCGTTTCCTTATCTGTAGCGATAGTCATCAAAGTACTAGCATTAGCTATGATTTCACCATACTGTCCCTGACATATCGAAGTGATTTTTTTACCAAACTTCCATAAGTCCCATCTGTTGCTTCGTATTGTGTATACCCAAGCTACAGACTGTGTTGGTGCCAACATATCCGTAAAAATATAGAGTACCGCATTTCTCTGACTATCAAAACCCATGATAAGGTCATTCGTATCCCAATCAATTTTCTGCCATGCATAAGGCTTTAAATCAGCATGGTCGGAATCCAAAATAACTTGACCTATTGGTTGAGACCGTCTACCGTCATGTCTGTAGAGACCATTTCTGTCCGCATAAAATAAACCGAAATCAGTTACAACAAAACTATGGTCCGACAAGCAACCGCTACCATGCAACTCATCCATAATAGTCAATGTCTCAGGATTAATAATAAAACCTCTTGATGGAGTAAATGCAAACAGCTTATCCGTAAATCCTATAAGACAATTCGGTTTTTCCGGTAAAACAGTATACTCTGTTGCCCAATTAAAAATAGGATATTTTCCGGGTTTACTTCTAAAAATATGGTTGGGAACTTTTCCAGTATATCCATTCTTGGCATCACCTACAAAAAGATAGCCCGTAACAGGGGCGGCAAGACCATATCTTAGATGAGTTATTCTCATCTCAGGACTTATACCAGTATTCGATTCATAGCTTCCAAAGTTCTTCCCTTGATTATCCTTTAGTATATATTGAAAATAACTAGTGCCGTCTATAGTAGTTATACTCCAATCAATGTCATTTAAACTTATGCTCTTCACCAATCTGTAATCAAAATCGGGTTCCGTTATTTTAGTGAGTCCTACACCACCATCATGAACTGATATTCCACGATAAACTTGTATATGACTGATTCGCTGATTAAGATTTTCTTTATTAATATTTATCGTTATTTGATGTCCTTTCTTGCTGGGATTATTACCAGTATGAGTAGCAATATCCTGACTCAATGCAGTTTCAAGATATCCATCGAACAATAAAGAAAACTTATAAAAATTCTTATGATAACTGTTATCAGCAGTAGTAGTATCCTCACCCGGCATAATATTATTCTTATCAATAGGCTCTGAACCAGCAGTAAGAGCCGCTACCGTTACAGATATTGAAGTAGGATTTGCCACTGTTTCAGTAGTGATTCCACCGGGGTGAGTAGTACCTGCCTTACCCCAATCTATATTGTCCATATTGAATTGACCACTTTTCCTGAACACACTTACCTGACCCATATCTTGAGGTCTTGTTCCTGTCCCCGGAATAACTCTCGGACTTAATCCTAAATTACCAGCTTGAACATCAGAAAATGACAATGGTGTAGTTAGTTTGTCAAGCTTTAAACGAGGAAAAGAAGTTATTTGCTTTGTATAATCAAGAGAACTGGAGGCATTGCCAGTTGGAACTGAAGCGGAAGGACTTATGATATTCGCACTACTATTACTTTTAATCATTGCAAAAGCCATAGGGTGGTTACCTATAATATCACCAACCACAGCATCTTCTATCTGAACTCTATCACTAGCACGAATATGTTTGTCCGCAGTTAAACCTATTGCTGATGCTCCACTTCCATATAGGAAACCAGTCCATATATTCTCCTCATGTAAAGCTATATAGGTATTCATACTCCCATCTGCCGTGAAACTTGCTCCACTATATGACTCGGCATCATTAAAGGTAACGATATGTTCTCTTATTAATCTAAGTTTCCCACCAAGTTTTAAAAATGGTCCTGCTATCGCCTTTTTATATTTATTTGCAGGCAATCCTGTTTCTTGTGCATATACATTTGGGTTACAAGAATCAGGAAAATTGCCACCAGCCACATTATTACCATGTGGGTAAAGGTTTTTAGCGTCATTTTTAGATATAATCCCGTCATCCACATCATAATATTCTACATCCAATCCTTCAAGTCCTGCCATTGCTTCACCAATAAGTCTAAAATCATTTACGACAAGACCTACAGAATATTGTGTAGTGCTCTTAGCGTATAACATCAAACCTCTTTTAGCAAGTTTTATTCTATATCTTCCTTTACCTCCGTCCGAATGCGAGAAAGCTTTAAGAGTATAGTTAGTATCATTATACTCATACCATGTCCATTGGTGTGGGGTATCATCTGCGTGTTCACAAGGTCCTTCGGCATGATTATGGGACACAACACCATCTTCAAAAAGACAATATTCAACATCCGTTTCACCTGAGAGGGCAGAGATTTTCCTTGCATGTTTTTCAGAAACATGGATATGATAAAAAGCCCCATCTTTCGTATCACCTAAAGTACCATCAAATTCTGTTGGTGAATTTAGATGTCCATAGCCCGGTGGATTCATAACAACCGCATAAATATCATCACCATCACCCTTTGGATTATTGGCATAATCCTCAAAAGGGTCAAATCTGTACAAACAATATTTATGTCCACCCCAACTGGGTTGAAAATAAAAACTATCGGTTTCTACATATCTTTGTAAAAACAACCTCCCACTGGCTTCACGAGTAGCTTCAGTAGCATTATCATTTTCAACATATAAAATATCACTTATATAATTATCCTGTTCCTGAGCTTGAGGAATTTCAGAAGAAGAATGCCCTGTCACAGCAAAGAAATTATCCTTGCCTCCATGAGTATCAAAAGCTATGGATGTTGAAGTAATAGACAATCTAGCAACGCTTCCATATGCAGAACCTCTATAGGCAACCCATATTTTAGAAGAATCAGTTGTACACACACTCATCGCAGTAATCGCACCGCCAACATTAAAAGTTGTTATAAGCCCAGCCTTATCAAATAAAATAAGTAACGGATTCTCCTTCTGATAACCCACATAATAAGTATCATCATCAGCAGTTCCGTCCCCATTAGCAATTACTACCTGCTCCAAACCTTCCATACTACTCGTTATTAATCTAAGCTCACCATTCACCATAATTAAATCTTCATTTGAAGACCCAAACTGCTTTACATTTGGAAAACCAATATATTGAGGAGGAAAATCTTTTCCACAACCAACAAAATTATCATTCCCTCTAGTACTTATCGTTATCTTTGTAGAAGCAGGTAAACTACCAACAGGGTCAGGATTAAAACCTTCACTTTGAGATAAAGAATAAATATCTTCCAGATAATCAACATCACCATCAGAATTATAACCCAATAAATTAAAACTGTCCGTATTTAAGAATGGATGTATACGAGAAAAAACTTTTTCGTAAACAGTATTGGCACTAAAAGTCCACCAAAATGTAGATGTTACTACACCCCAATACTGACCAGAAATGTTCCTCTTTAAACTTATAGAAAGACCACTGCCAACACTAAGTTCATTATCAGTATCAAGAGCATTTACTGTCGCTAGTGCCCTCGTTCCCTCGGGAATTGGTGGAGCATCAATAGTAATAGTAGGTATCTCAGTATAACCAGACCCAGCATTGGTTATTGTCAATCCACTCAGCTCCCCAGCATTGGTTATTGATGCGGTTATAGTTGCTGTGGTACCATCAGGAGAATTAGAAACAACTACATTTGGAGGAGAATTCGAGTCGTAATCACTACCGATTTGAGTAATACTCGTACCACTGATTGTATTATTAATATATTGAGTCACCGGATAAAGTGAACTAGTATTACCCCAATCAGTGTCTCCGATATTTCTAGTCTTCCAAGTAAATTTGCTTGAAGAAGAACTTTGAACAGTATAGTCAACCCTCCATTCAATACCTACTGTACCAGTAAATGAACCAGTTACAATTAAATCATTTCCGTATAAAGCCATTACTCTACACTCCCTCCGGTTTCATGAAATGTAAATACAGGACTAACCACTTCTCCTTTCAACAAAGATACATCTCTTCTTCGACCCTTCAATTTACCATCCGTATTCAAAGTTTCTATATTTTCATTATACTGACTTGCATCAGCAGGAATATCATGTTCATCAACAGTAGACACTATCCCAATACTAAATGTTTTTATTTCTCCAACTACCTTAGGCATTTCCGTCTATTAACTCCCCACCAATAAAGGTCTTACCTTTAATGATGCTGTGTACTTCAACACTAAACATTCCATCATCATAAACATGCACTACAGCAAACCCATGTTGCCAGTTGTGTTGCCTGTTGTTAAGCCACGCATTCGCATCTCCTCCCATATCTTTAAGACAGCCGATAGACCATGCGGACTTTGCTCCCCCCATATGAGTGACTGTTGATTGTTGGATATCATGGTGATGTCCATACATGACATTACAGCCAAGCCGTAAGAGATGGTTTCTAGTATGGTTAATGCCAGAAAAATGATGACCGTGATAGAAGTATAAGCGACCGATGTTAAAAGATTTCCCCATGGGATGGAATACAAAGCCACGCTGTTTGAGACGTACAGCATTCTTGAATAGATATTCCTTGAGAAAGGGGTTCTCAGCGACAAATTGATTAAGCCAATCATCATGGTTTCCTTCACACATATGACGCTCTCCACACCCAACTTTATCAAGTGAAGCATCAATGATATCAAGTCCTGCATTGACTTGTTTAATGTCTTCATCAACAAACGGAAGCTGGTACTCAAGTGGTGGTCTCTTCCTTCTCTTGTACTTCCAATGTGAAACAGACTCGAATTCTCCGACATCCCCAAGGTCGATATAAATATCCGGTTGAACCAGTTCGATTGCTTTACAGACAACACTTATAGCCGCCTTATCATGTAGTGGAAAATGTTTGTCTGGAGTGATAAAAACACGCTTAATACTGCCTAATTTGGTTGTCCTTGCCATATGTTATCCCATTCATCCTCGGTTATATCAATGGTTGGAGCTCGGTTTAAATACTTTTCAGTCGTTTTTTCATCAAAACGGAGCATATATTCATGACAATCGTCACACTGCCATATTAAAATTTCCTCCAGAGCACCTATAATCTCTATACCTACTATTGATAATCCTCCACAGTAGTAACAATGGTCCGGTACAGTGTCGGTACTCTTATTCCCCCTTAGTTCAAACTTTCTAAGTCTAGACATACGTATTTTTACTGCAGGGGTCAACAATTTAGAACCACCAAGGAGGAGATGATAGAGATAAACAGCCAACCCCCACAATTTATTTACCTTTAAAATATTTTAGCATTAGAACTTATTTAACACTTTTATAATTTCAGCCATCATCTTATCGTCTTTCTTCGTGGGTGTAACTCTAACTACCATACCGATAATCCATAAGAAAAATTCCTTAAGCCCACGTTTCTTAACTTGCCTACCAATATACTTCGACAACATACTCATTTCTTATCTCCCTTAACCATTTTTGTTAATCCTTGCCAAACTACATCCAGAAGAATATCGTCTTTATCTGAAGGTGACATTTTAACAAGTTTTTCTAAAACCATGAATCCAAGTAGAACCCATTCCCAATTTGCCGACAGCCATTCCATTTATGACTCCTTTATTTTTCTTATTTTGTAAAACAAATACACAATGTTCATCACGAACATCATACACATAAGTATTACTGGTATTACATCTAACCAGTATATTATTCCTGAAGATGCACTAATTGTACTTACTTTTAGACTATCCATGTTCTACCCACATTGTCCATTTGGGATATTCTGGACGATTTGCATAACCATCTTGCCGATAGATACTGAAAGTAGAATCAGCTCTCTCTACAAAATGCCCAATATACACGCTGTCTTCAGAAATTAGTTCATATGTATCTTTATCCATTATTTTCCCGTGAAACCATACTTCCTCAACAATCCCATTATAATAAGCATATATTTGAATTATTACTCGAGCAACAGGCTTTCTATCATCTCCTTCACCCTCGTGTTGCAATTGCCAATAAGAAGTACCTGCCAATTCAAAAACGGGATATTCTTCTATCTCATATAGTGGATATGGATTGCAACCAATTATCAATAAAATTATTAATAGGTATTTCATTTTCCATTTATTCTTGATACCTGACCCTTGACTTCCATCATTACATCAGATAAATCATTGATTTCTTTTACCATGTCTTCGTGTCTCCTATCTCTTGTAGTATCCGATGTATTCCATCTATCCAGAAACTTTAAAATTATTCCTTCTATGTTACTTATTTTCACAGTCTGACTTTCATTGTGAACTCTTAAGGCATCGATATCTTCTGCTTGAGATTCAGCTCTTTTAGCATTTTGGTAGACCATAAATACAAACATACAGGCTACCACGCCAATCATTCCATATTCTGCGTACAATGCTAAAAATTCTTCCATGTCCTTTAGTCCTCAAGATTTTCAACATAAATCTTTTTTAGGTTATTAAATTTTTCATCTGGTAACGAATACCAATGTATATGCCATTGATTCAGCTTTATTGGTTGGGTCAATCGCCATATACAACATTGCTCCTTTAGATAAAGCATAGTCAAATGCAAACTCATAGACGGCATCCGCTAATATAATATCTACAGTAGTCTCATAATTTGAACTTATTCCAACATAGTCAACAGTAATTTTTGTGTCTCCAAGACTCGCTTTTTCTGAAACAAGTTGAATATAATCAAGAGTACAGTCGAATGGGATTATCCAATAATATCCGTCCTTATACCTATTCCCGACTGTAAGGGATGTTGCAGGACCAGACCCTCCATTAATAGGAACAAACATTTCTGCCATATCATCCCTATAATCAACTCTACCGCTTAGAAAAAATCTTTCACCAATAAATTCAGTTGACTTTACATACCCAGCAAATGTGGCGTTACCTGTAGTCGGGGCTAATTGTAATTGACCACCAGAACTACCTAATCCATCACCATAATTAAAAACAAAAGCATTATCAGTATTATCCCTTCCTATTGACCAATAAGATGTAGATGCAGACTTAAACCGTATATAGCCATCCCCAGCTCCTGAATCAAGTGTTAAACTTCCACCAGAGGGCATATCTATAAGTATTGGACCTTTAAATGTAGTAAGTCCTGAACCACCAAATTCATAAGTTTCAGTCTCTGCATCTATATGGAATCGTGTTACAAAAGCAGTTTCATTATTTTGAGAAAACCTAAAACTTGCTCCACCATATACTGTACCAGTATTATTTACATTATCAATATGAGTCGTCCCACCACTCATATGGTATCGTGTAAATTGGTCTTCAACTGTACCTCTATGTATTGCCAAACCATCATCTACATCATCTCCAGATGCTTTATATATTTTGCTTTTTAAAGAAGTTATAGTCCCATTGGTAGTTAAATCCCCAGAAAATGTAGCGTTTCCTGAAGTATTTATGTGCAAAGCACTAACATAAGTAATAGTTTCCCCTGCTGTACCAGAGGGTGCATACTCATAATCGAAATAACCATCTTGAAATTTTATTCTATTAG